AATCGAACCGCGATCCCCGAGCTATCACCGAGGCAAACCGTGTCTACCTCGACCTCCGAATCGCCTGCGGCATGGTCGCCGGGACCGGGCCCGTCGTCGACAGTTTCGACCGTCTCTTGGCCGAGTTGGGCGGGACCGCCGCCGACGTACAGCACGCCGCGGACACCTAGCCGCGCCACGTTCGGCGGCGAGGTGGCGAACCTCGCCCGTCTGGTCGGTCGCCCGTTGATGCCGTGGCAACGCCACGTCGCCGACGTCGCCCTAGAGGTCGGGCCCGACGGGCGTTTCGCGTACCGGACCGTGATCGTCACCGTGCCGCGTCAGTCCGGCAAAACCACGGTGTTCGGCATGGTGATGGAACAACGCGCCTTGCGCACGACCCGCGGGCGGGTGTGGTTCACACAACAGTCCGGCAAGGACGCCGTCGACTGGTTGCTGAATGAGCACGTTCCGATGATGGCGCCGTTGGCGGCGTTGTTCACGGTGCGCCGGGCGGCCGGGTCGGTCCACATCCGGTGGCCGACCGGTTCACTCGTGCGGCCGTTCCCGCCGACGCCCGCCGGGTTGCACTCGAAGATTTCGGACCTCGTCGTCGTCGACGAACCGTGGGCGTTCGACCTGATCCGCGGCCGCCAACTCGACCAGGCCATCGTGCCGACGCAGGCGACGAAACCGAACGCGCAGGTGTGGAAGGTGTCGACGGCGGGTGACGCCACGTCGACGTGGTGGCTAGGCACGGTCGAGGCGGGCCGGGCCACCGCCCTGTCGGGCCGCACCGACGGTGTCGCCTATTTCGAGTGGGCATGTCCCGACGACCTCGACCCGTGCGTCCCGGACTCGTGGCCGGTGTTCCATCCCGCCTACGACCGCACCATCGGCCACCCGGCGATGGTAGCGGCGTTGGAACTGCTCGGGCCCGACGAGTTCGCCCGGGCGTACGGCAACCGGTGGGTGTCGACGACGGCGCGGGTGATCCCGGCGGCGGCGTGGTTGGCGGCCGCCGACGCCCGCCAGGCGATGCCGACACCGGGCGCGGTGGCGCTCGGGTTCGACGCCGCCGTCGACCGGTCCGACGCCGCCATCGTGGCGGCGTGGGTCGACGGTGCGACGGTGCGGTGCGAGGTGGCCGACTGGCGCTCGGGCGTCGGGTGGGTGACGGACCGCCTGCGCGAGCTTGTGGAGCGGTGGCGGCCGACGGCGGTGATGTTCGACGCCACCGGGCCCGCCCTCGACGTGGCCGACGCCGCCGAGCGGGCCGGACTCACCTTCGCACCGGTCAAGGCGCACGACTTCGCCGCCGCCTGCGCCGGACTACTCGACGCCGTCATCGCCGAACCGCCGACGGTCCGGTACCGCCCGCACCAGGCACTCGACGACGCCGCCGCCGCCGCCACCCGTCGGGCCCTCGGCGATGCGTGGGCGTGGGGTCGGCGTCAGTCGTCGACGTCCCTGTCGCCGTTGACGGCCCTCACGGTCGCCCGGTGGGCGGCGTTGCACTCGGAACCGTCGGGCCCGTTCCGCATCCTGTGAGTCTCAGGGTTCCTGACGCATCAGGGAACCTGAGATAGCGTCCCGTCGTGCTTCCCATGCGGTCGTACCCGCGATCGCTCGGCCGAGCGGCGAACGGTGCACCCGAGCTACGGTTCCCGGTCCCGCCGGGGACCTCGCCGCTGGTCGGTCCGTTCGTGTGGGATTCGACGACCGCCCGCCAGGTTCCGGCGGTGCAACGGGCCCTCGGCCTGTACGGCGGGATGTGCGCGCAAATGCCGGTCGACGTCTACCGCGGCACGGTCGCCCTCCCGCGTCCTCGACTGGTGACGCGCCCCGACCCGGTCAACGCCCGATCGTGGTTCGTGCGGTGCAACGTCGAGGACTACCTCATGAACGGCAACGCCGTTTCGCTGGTGACGTCGAGAGGCGCCGACGGGTGGCCGACGTCGGTCGCGTGGTTGCCGATTACGTGGGTGTACATCGTGTGGACGCCGGGCGTGATCGACCCCACGTACTACTACTACGGCGCGCCGTTGCCGTTCGAGGACGTGATCCACGTCAAGCGTTCGGCCGACCGGATGTACGGCGGTGCCCGCGGCGTCGGGATCGTCGAGGAATGCCTCGGGACCCTCGACCGGGTGGCGATGGAGGAAGCGTACGAGTCGACGACGTTGGCGGGCGCGGCGGTGCCGTCGGTTGCGATCGTCACGCCGCAAGCGACGTTGACGCAGGACGTCGCCGACGACGCGAAACAGTCGTGGATGGACAAGTACGGCGGGCCCAACCGCATGCCCGCGGTGCTCCCGCAAGGCACGCAGGTGATCCCGTTGTCGTGGTCGCCGTCGGACACGCAGTTGACCGAGGCGCGCCGTATGTCGCTGGTCGACATCGCCAACGTGTTCAACCTCGACTCCTATTGGCTCGGCGCGCCGGTCGCCGGGATGACGTACAAGACAGCCTCGCCGCAGTACCAACAGATACTCCGGACGTCGATCGAACCGGTGCTCGCCGATTTCGAGGACGTGTGGTCGGACGCGTGGTTGCCGCGCGGCCAGGTGATCCGGTTCGACCGTAACCAACTGTTGCGCGAGGACTTGCCGACGACGGCGACGGCGTTGGCGACGTTGGTCGGCGCCGGAATCCTCACCGCCGACGAGGCGCGCCTGTACCTGGCGTCCGGGCAAGTCGGAATGCCGGATGAACCGCTCGCCGCCGTCGCCGACTCGGCGGCGCCACCGCCGCCGGAACCGACACCCGTAGGAGGTGGCGCACCATGACATCCGCACCGACCGAGCTACGCCAGTACGCCGCCGGGTTCGCCCTGCGCGACGTGCAAGCGGTGGGCCGTCCGTTCCGCTACTTGGAAGGGCGCGCCGTCCCGTACGACGAGTGGGCCGTCGTGTACACGCCGTTCGGCAACTTCGCCGAGCAACACCGTTACGGGTCGTTCAAACGGACGACCAACGGCCGCAGCGGCGCCAAGCTCCCGCTACTGCTGTTCCATGACAACCGGTCGTTTCCCATCGGCCACGCCGAGAGTTGGTCGCATCCCGACGACGGGTTGCACGGCGTGTGGAAGCTGAACGAGTCGCCCGAGGCGCAGCGGGCGGCGCAGGCGGCCGACAACGGCGACCTACTCGGCCTGTCGATCGGGTTCACCGACGCCGCCCCGCCCCGCGTCGAGGACGGCGACCCGGCATCCGATGACCCCGACGCGATGCCGCGGGTGACCCGGGTCGAGTCGCGACTTCTAGAAGTGTCGATGACGCCGACGCCCGCGTTCGCGTCGGCCGAGGTGACGATGGTCCGTACCTTGTGGCGGCCGCCCGCTCCGGTGGAGCGCGACGTCGATCGCTGGCGCCGCATCGTCGACGAGTTACGATCCGCCTAGCGACGACCGCGGCCGACCCCGCCCGCCCCTCGCCGGTCAACCGAGTGTCAAGCTCCCTGATCGGTCCGGGTGTGGCCCGTTGGATTGCCCCGCCAGCGCCCCAACGTGCTCACGCCCGGAGGTAGTGCCGTGTCCAACGCCGTACTCGACCGTTTCGTCGCCGACCGTCAAGCGCAGGTCGACACGATGGATCAGATACTCGCTCAGGTCGTCGACCGCGACCTCGTCGACGCCGAGCGGGGAATCCTCGACGCCTGTCGCCAGCGCATCGCCGCCCTCGACGACCAGATCAGACCGCTGCAAAAGTTCGAGAGCCTGCGCGCCGCTCATGCGACGACGACGTCCGGACTCCCGCAACCGTCGCCCCGCCCGAACGGACTCCCGGCCGAACCGCGCCGCATCGACGGCGGCGATCGTCTCCCCGAGTACCGCACCGTCGGCGAGTACCTCGTCGACCTGGTCCGCGGGCGCGCCCTCATGGGCGGCGAGGTCGACCGCGACGCCGCCCACCGCGTCGAGTTGATCAATCGGCGGGTCGTGTCGGATCAAAAGACGTCGGACACGCCCGGCATCCTCCCGACGCCCATCGTCGGCCAAGTCGTGTCCCTGTTGGACGCCAACCGGCCCCTCATCTCGTCGCTCGGCGGCGCCAAGGGGCTCGGCGGCATCCCCGGTACGACGTTCACGCGCCCCAAGGTGACGCAGCACACGACCGTCGGCGTGCAAGCGGGTGAAAAGACTCAGCTTCCGTCGCAGAAAATGACGGTCGGGTCGGTGTCGTTCGCCAAGTCCACCTATGGCGGCACCGTCGACATCTCGCGCCAGGACATGGATTGGACCTCCCCGGCGGCGTGGGACATCCTCGTGCGCGACCTCGCCGCCGTGTACTCGCAACAGACCGAGGCGGCGATCGCGGCCGACTTCGCGACCAAGGCGACGGGTACGAAACCGCCCGCCCTTCCCGCCACGCCGGTACTGGCCGATTGGTCCAAGGCGCTGTACACGGCCGGGATGCACAGCTACCAGGCGGGCCAGCGGATGCCGAACCGGATTTGGTGCTCGCTCGACGTGTGGGCCGCCCTCGGTTCGCTGGTCGACACGACCCGCGTCGTGCTTCCCGTCGACGTGACCCGCGAGATGGGCGCGCCGGGCACGTCGGAACTTGCGTCGTTCGGCGGCGACCTGTTCGGCATCCCGCGCATCGTCGCCCCGCTGCTCACGGCGAAGACGTGCATCGTCGGGCCGTCGGACTTGTACGAGGCGTACGAGGAAGTGATCGGCCTGCTGTCGGTGATAGAGCCGTCGATCCTCGGCGTACAAGTCGCCTACGGCGGATATGTGGCGTTCGGGTCCCTCGCCGTCGGCGCCTACGTCGCCCTCGACCTGTCGGCCGTGACGGCGCTCCCGACGATGGCCGACCCGCTCGACGCCGCCGACACGTCGACCGACGAGGCGGCCGCCGAGAACCACTCGACCCGGCGCGGGAACCGCTAGACGAGGGCAACGGCGTGGCCGACGCGGGTCGAGGTACGGGCGTTCCTCCGGTTGCAAACCAACCCGACGGACGACGGCGTCATCTCGACGGCGTTGGCCGCCGCCATCGACTACGGCGACCGCCGCACCAACTACCGGTGGACGCCATCGGCCGGGCCCACCTGGACCGTGCCGATGCCCGACGTCGTCCACATGGCGTGTTTGGAGCACGCCGCCCGCCTGTACAAGCGGCGCGACACCGTCGACGGGACGATCGCGTGGGGTGACATGGGCGCCCTGCGCGTGCCCCGCATCGACCCCGATATCGAATCCCTGTACACCGCCGTCGGCCCGGTCGTGTTCGGGTGAGTTGGGATCGGGCGACCGTGGCGCAGGCGTTGGCCGACGCCATCACGGCGGGGACGGGCGGCGCGTTCACGGTGCACACCGAACCGCCCCAAACCCTGAACCCGCCGTGCGTCGTGATCGGCCCGACGTCGCGGCCGTTCTCTACGGCGGCCCTGTCCGTCGACGAGGTCGACGTCGCCCTCATGTTGGTGCAACCCGTCGGCCGGTTGACGGACCTCGACGCGATGGCGCAGGACGTCGCCGACGTGATCATCGTCGACCCGACGCTCGGCGGTGTCGTGCGCGCCGCGTACCCGTACGACCAACGCAACACCCGCGGCGTCGTGGTCGCCGGAATCGACCTCACCGTCGCCGACCTCACCGTGAAAATCGTTCAGTAGGAGGACCGAACCATGCCGACCGCCACCCGCGACGATCCCGACGTCGAGGCACCCGCCCCGACCCTCACCGCATCCGGCGACCCGAACCCACCGGCGACGGCGCCGCTGATCCTGAACGACGCGTATTTCGAGATGTCGGGCGTCAACCTCCGGTGCACCGTGAAGCACCTAGAGGCGGCGTTCCCCGAGAACAAGGTCGTCACCGTGACGTCGTTCTGTTCGGAGACGGATTACCCGGGCGTCACCAAGTGGCACCTACGGGTCACCTTCTATCAGGACTTCACGGCCGGGTCGGTGTTCGCCACGTTGCAAGCGGCGATCGCCGCGTACCAGGCCAACGGGACGCCCGTCGCGTGGAAAGCGCGCCCGTACTCGTCGCGGGTGGCGTCGGCGACGAACCCGATCATTTCGGGGCTCGCCATCCCGCAACCCATCCCGCAGATCGTCGGCGATGCGGGCGCGGCGTCCGAGGTCCAGATCGACTGGAACCTCATCGCGCCGCCCACCGTCGACTACGGCGCCGTCACGGCGACCGGTGCGTCGGCGGGCGCGCCCGGGTACTTCACGCCGACCGGCGCCAGCGTCCCCGCCAACCTCGCCGCCCTCACCGGGATCACCGCCGCTCCCGCGACAGCGTGGTCGGTCGGGACGTACGTCATCACCGCCGACCTGCTCGCCGCTCACTGGTCGGGGTCGGCGTGGGTGGCCGGTAAGGCGTAGGCGATGCCGGACCCGGTCGTCGCCGTCGTCGGACTGAACGCGCTGAAACGCGACCTTGTGCGCGCCGCCGGGGATCGCGGGCCGATCAACGCCGCGTTTTCGGCCGCCGGTACGAAAGCGATCGAACCGGTCGCGGCGGCGGCGCGGGCCGCCGTCCCGCACGACTCGGGCGAGTTGGCCGGGACGATCCGCGTCACCGGGTCGCGCTCGGGCGGGACGGTGCGCATGGGCAACGCGGGCCATCGCTACGCCGGGTGGGTGGACTTCGGCGGGACCCGCAAGCGGCCCCACATCGCCGAGCGGCCGTACCTCACCGATGGCCGGTACCTGTTCCCGGCGGCCCGCGGCCTGTCCGGCGCCGCCCTCGCCGCCTACACGCCCGCGTTGCAATCCGCCCTCGACGCGATGGCGTGGACCAACACGACAACCGAGGGGTCGAGTGTTCATGACTGATGCCAGCACACCGCTACCGACGACGGTCCGGGTGACGGAATCGTTCTCGCGCCGCATGCCGACGCAACGGGTCATCGACGCCGTCCAACACGCCGAGGGCGGGACACCGTTCGGCGAGTTGATCCAACGCCAGCCGTTCCGGGTCGTCGCGTTCCGCGCCTTGCTGCGCGACTTCCCGGACCGGGACACCACATCGTTGTGGTTGCACTCCTACGACGTCGAGGTCGAGGTCGTCGAGGCAAACCCTACGAACGGCGACTCGCCGACGCTCGCGCCACCTTCCGACGGTTTTGGGGTGTCGACCCCGACGCCGTAGGCGACGAGGACTTCGCGGCGATGGTCCGACTCATGGAACGTGAAGCGACCGCGCTGGCCCGCGTCGGTAAGGCGCGCTGATGGCCGGGCCGTCGATCGCCGTCCGCATCCTCGGCGACCTCACCGGGTTCGGAAAGTCCGTCGACGACACCGCCGCGAAGGGGACGGGCGCGGCGTCCAAGCTCCACTCGGCGTTCACCGGTGCCCTCGGCGCGCTGAACACGACCGGTGTCCTCGGTCCGTTCAGCGCGGCCCTCGACGGGATCGACACCGCCATCGGCAACATCGCCGAGCACGGCAAGGGGATCGGCCAAGCGATGCTCGGCGCCGGTACCGCCATCGCCGGGGTCGGTGTCGGCCTGTCGGCGCTCGGGTCCAAGGACCAGGCCGCCCACCAACAGTTGCAAGCGTCGGTCGAGGCGACCGGCGCGTCATACGAGGAGTTCGCCGGTCAGGTCGAGAAAGCGATCGGCCACCAAGAAAAGTACGGCGACTCGGCGCACGAAACCCAGGACGCCTTGCGGTTGATGACGACGGCGATGGGCGACCCGCAAAAGGCGCTCAACGCGCTCGGCGAGGCGTCGGACATCGCGGCGGCGAAACACACCGACCTCGCCTCGGCGGCCGGTCTGTTGGACAAGGTGTACGCGGGCAATACCAAGGTGCTCAAACAGTTCGGGATTTCGACCGACGACGTGGCCAAGGCGACGGCGGGGATGACCGACGCCGGGTCCAAGAACGCGGCCGTCATGGAACTACTCGGGAAGAAAATCTCGGGCCAGGCCGACGCCGCTGCCAACACGTTCGGCGGGCACATCACCGCGC